ATTATCTTTTTTTATTTTTTTATTTTCTTAAAATGTTTTTTTAAAAGATCTACTATTTCATCATTACCGAAAATTTCTTTTTCTAAATCGGACATTATTATATTATGATATTATAATTTATTTAAGAAATAACTCTATAATAAATTAAAGTATTTTTAGAGACATCTTGTTCTGCCTTTTTCTTTGTATTACCTGAACCTTTAATTTTTTTATTTTCTTCATTGGGTAGAGTAATAAAAGAAATAAAATTATTCGTTTCTTCGTTTTTAACTGTTTCATATTTCGCTTGAATGGAGAAATTCTTTTGAAAATATCTTAAAATCTGATCTTTATAATTATTGTCATTCTGTATTAAATCTGAAATATCTACATAATTCTGGATAATTGTAATTATAAATTTTTCAATAAGATTATAATCCCTTGAATCATAATAAAGAGCACCAATAAAAGCTTCGAATACATCTTCTAAGATATGTTCATTTTCTCTCCCGTTACAATTATCTTCAATATGTTTGGATATAATCATATATTCTTGGAAATTCATACATTTAGATAGATGAGCCAATTGTTCTCCACATACCAATCTAATCTTTAATTTCGTTAGAAATCCCTCATCTTTAAAATGTTCATTAACATACCTTGAATATAGATAATTACTAACAATACATCCCAAAAAAGAATCGCCTAAGAATTCCAATGTTTCATATGAACCTTTAAAGAGAGATAAACAATTATCAGATTTAGTATATTCTTCATAATCTTTCATTTCACAGTAAGATGAATGGACGAATGCTTTTTGAAATAATGATAAATCTTTAATGTGATAATCTTGAATATCATGTTTATTCAGAATATTCAAGACTTCATCAGAAGTAATTAATTTATTAATGTTATTGTACGGATCCGATTTAAATCTGTTATCCATTTTTATTATAACTTATAGTTTTAGTTTTAAATAATTTAAGCATATTTTAAGCATATTTTAAGCATAATTTAAGCCGAGCAAGATTCACCTATTTCAAGTGGTCTTCTAGGGAGATCGGGTCCAATAGTAGTATTCATCCAGGGACTAACATTAACTTGAGGATTCGGTGGTTCGGATCTTAATTGAACATTAGCATTCCTTAGACTCTGACCAATGGTATTAATACCAATATGAGAACCTGCATCTAATAGATTAACATCAGCTAAAATACCCTCACCTATGGGCTGTGCGATATTAAATTCTTGGATTGCCTTGCTTTCTTGTGCTGGTAGAAGATCATCGGGTTTCAAGGCGGGTTGGGGATAGCAGGTGGATGGAGTACGACTTAGATTATCTACACCCTGCGGTTGTTCAATCATTTCAAGATCGGAAACCGGTGCCGGACCATCTAAGCCACTTTCAACAGGGGCGGGACCATCTGAACTACCGAAATCACTATTCATAAAAGAATCCATTCCTAAATATGGTGCTAAACCTATATCCATTACACAATTCTGAATAACTGCTAAAAGAAGAACACCTACAACGACACAGACAATAGGATTCTTTTTACAATCAGAAACGAAACTATCAAAACTCATTTTATATATATACAATACAAAAAAAATTTTACAAGTTTTTTAATTCTCCCTGTAATTTTAATATTTTTTCTTCTAATTCTTTTTTATGAATTATTTTCTGTTGTTCTAATTCTTTCTGTTTCAACATTTCTTGAATTATTTCTTCATCTAAAATATCTTTATCTGATTCTACTGGTTCCTCATCTTCAATAACACATTCTTGAATAATATTATATTTTTCTTCATTTGATAATACTTTAATCTGAGAAATATAACAATCACAATAATAATGATGTTTTAAAAATTTAAGACCTTTTACATGTAAAATAAAAATAATCTCACAATCTTTATCTAACTTAGAAACATCCAAGCAGATCTTTTTCTGATCATAAATCTGACACTGAACTTTATTTTTAATTGTTGGAATCTTAAAAGAAAAACTTGGTTTCGAATCCTTTTTAACAGGTTTGGTGGTGCGTTTATACATATCATCAATTAATTGTAATGGAATTTCTTTTCCGAACCATTCTTTATTTTTCTTAAAAGTTTCTTTAATATTTCTATCTTCTAAGTTTAAAAAGAAATCATAAAAACTAAAATCCATAGAAAGAGTTTCACAATCTAAATTATTATTTCCACCTTGAATATTTTCTACAAATGAAGAAGAACATTTCATTTTAGGACTCTGAATATGAAATGGTTCATTCTTATAATTAATTGGAGAATAGTAAAATGTACCGTTTTTCTGAGGTTTTTCGTAATTGATTTTTTTAATATCTACATCCGAATGCTTAAAGATACTCATTTTATAAATATTTTTAGAAGAAATAATTTTCTGTAAAACGTATTTTTTTTTCTATGTTAAGGTACAATGAGAAGATCTACATTAGCGAAAAAGAATCGCGTTGCTAAAGGGACCCGTAGAGCTAAAAGGACTCGTAGAGCTAAAAGAACCAATGTCTCTAAGAAGATGCAAAGACTTAAAAGGTCAGTTTCTAAGGCTAAGAAGAGTCTTAAATCGAAAAGAACTCGCAGAGCCAAAAAACGTAGGAATAATAATCGTAGATCGAAAAGGGCTCGTTTAATGGGGGGAGTGACTGGAGACATGTGGAGTAAGGAGTTATATGGCGAATCCCCGATAATTGAACCACTTGTGCTTGAGGGAATATTAACAACCGAAGATGGATACAAAGTATACGTATATACTATAGGGCCAGATAGAGTTAGATTCACCGTTCGGTATTCAGATGCCGAAAGTGTTTATAATCAACTTTCAGAAAACGTTCGTAGTCTTTTCACTGAAGATTGGCTTAGCTCATTCCCACATCGCCCTCAAACCCGATTAAATGCTTTGAAAGATAGACACTTAAAACTCGGAAAATGGTTAAATAATCTTATGGAATTAATTTTCAAAAGGCCTTCCCACGAAGCCAGCATAATTGAAAACCTTATAGAAGCAATTATTGAGATGCGCACAGGTGGAATGAGACCCTTGGTCATTAAACAATACCTTATAAAAACTCTAATTCCGGCGTTGATGGAAGATATGATATTAATGGAGCAAATAGAGGGGCCGCTGACTGAAGATATCGCCGAAGCAGAGGCCAAGAAGGCAGCGGCCCAGAAGGAAGCGGACAAGAGGGCGGCGCTGCTGAGGGTGGATGGGTCCATCGATGTGGGGAGGGCTGATTTGGATGGGTCCATCGAGGCCTATCTGGTGTGGGAGCCTGAACAGGAGGCTAATCTGTTATATATGACGGAGCGGCTGCGGAATGCTAAATCACGATTGTCAACTATTAGATCGGTAATCCCAATAGTGAGAAGACTGTTAGGAGTCACATCCCAACCTCGTCTGCCCTCCGTCCCTCCGCCACCCGCGGACAGATTCGTCGGCGACGAATCTGTCGAAGTCGGGGGGCCGCCACCCGCTGCTGCTGGCGGCCATAGCCATCAGCCGCTGAACGCGGACGGGCTGCCGGTCGAGCTGGATACAATAATAGAAGAGGAAAACCTTGAAAGAGTCAGAGATTTAATCGTGCGTCTATATGATGATGATTCCAAATGGCAGCAGTCGTACGGAGCCCCGTGGGGAATAATAGGTAAAAGCTGGTCTAAGGGTAATGATAGGGTGGTGTATTATAAATTTGAAGTTTATTGCGCCTATAAATTCGAGCCGAGTGAGCCCCCTGTAGACGCTATCTTTGGCCGTGTTGTTCCGGTTGCGCAGTTCATGGGTTTAAAAGACGCCCGATGGCAATGGTATCATGTATGTAGTATTAAGGCTCGATATAGTGAAATAAAAAAATTATATATAAAATTAAGTAAACTTTTAAGGGATAATTATGAAGGATTGTTTGGCGGGATAGAGTTCCCCTTGGGTCACAGGGATTCACCAGAATCACGCTTACCATTGCTTAATAACTGGTTTAATAAATTGTCTAAAGTTATGGTATTTAATAGATTATTTAATAAGGACATTTATGATATGATGAAACCTGCACTTAGTAGTGATAACACATTCTCTTTTATATTCGATGGAATGTTTCAGTCTGCCGCGGAAGGGTTCGTTCTAGAAACATCCGCCACCTTGAACGACACTGTCTGGCAGACCAGGAAGCAACTGCGTGCCCGCCTCCTTTCCACGCTAGACGGTTTACTTAGTGTAAATATTGTTAGAAATTTTAAATATTACGAAACTTACTACACCAAATACTCGGAGAGTTATGGGCGGCACAATGGCATCATCCCGATCTTTAAGGCGCTTGTGGACCCTGAGCACGGCACTGGGCTGTCCGACTTGTATGTGGTACGTGACCCAGCGTTGCAGGAGGGGGCGCCCGTTGAGACACAGGCCGCTTCGGTCGATGGAAGCGTAGAAGTGCGGCCAGCGTTGCAGGAGGGGGCGCCCGTTGAGACACAGGCCGCTTCGGTCGATGGAATCGTAGAAGTGCGGGCTATATAGAATATCTTTAAAGTGAGTTAAAGTGATTACCATAAAGGATACATAAATGTAGATACCGGATGTAGGTAAGCGGATGGCAATAAAGTAAGTTAAATACACTTTATAATATCATAACAAATGTATAACTTTACATTTCCATTTCGCATAAAATTTATCATTCATCTTCCATATATTTTCTAAATAAATATTTTTAGAAGAAATAATTTTATGTAAAACGTATTTTTTTTTTTCTATGTTAAGGTATAAAATGGGAAGATCTACATTAGCGAAAAGGAATCGTGTTGCTAAAGGCACCCGTAGAGCTAAAGGGACCCGTAGAGCTAAAAGGACTCGTAGAGCTAAAAGAACCAATGTCTCTAAGAAGATGCAAAGACTTAAAAGGTCAGTTTCTAAGGCTAAGAAGAGTCTTAAATCGAAAAGAACTCGCAGAGCCAAAAAACGTAGGAATAATAATCGTAGATCGAAAAGGGCTCGTTTAATGGGGGGCATGGATGTAACTGAATATTTAAGTATGTTTAATCGTAAATATCAGAGTGTTATTGGTAGGGCTATTGACTATAAAAATTTGACAAATGAAGACCAAGAATTAGTTTCTGCTGTAGCCCTTCAAGATGACTGGATATTGGATCAGAACCTGCGGGATTACTTCGAAAGCACCAGTTCCAAACTAAAGGAAAGAATTAAGAACTCTATATATGAAGAGATTGCGGAAGGATTCGTCGGACCTGTCCTTGATGATCTTTAACTACGACTGACATAGTATGGACCCGTAAAGTTATACATTTATAATATCATAACAAATGTATAACTTTACATTTCCATTTCGCATAAAATTTATCATTCATCTTCCATATCTTATCTAAATAAATATCACATTCCATAGGTGTAAACCCTTGTATCTGAAATAAATTAACTGTATCCGAATAATCTGAATAAAGTTCTGTCTGAAATCTATTATAACTAAATGGTAACTTAACACTTAAGTTAGGTTCATATTTTCCTTTTTTATCATGTTTAATTTGTGTAATAAATCTATCCGCATCTTGTTCAGTTAAACCTAAATGTTTCATACATTCAAATTCTGTTCTCTGTATGAAATCATAAAAGTATTTCATAGTAGAATCTTCTTTAAGGTTCGTAAATTGAAGACTTATATTAAAGTTCGTGCCATTTTTCTGTACTCCGAATAAACATTTCATTGGTGGGGTAGTCACATAAAGAAATAAATTTCTACCCATTTTAAGTTGTAAATTTCCGAAACAGGGATGATCTTTAATACATCCTTCACATTGGGAATAAGTTTTTTCACTCTGTTTCACACTCATATCATCACATAAGTATGGAATAGTTGTAAGATTCTGTAATTTAATTTTATCACAAGTTACATTCTTAATCTTAGACATTTATAATATAAAATATTCATTATTTTAAGTATGAATAATAATTAATCATTATTTTAAGTATGAATAATATTTAACGATTGTATTTTAACGGTCGTAAGCAACAACTGATTTTCTCCTTGTTAAATTATTCCATAGAGAATTACAAGGGGTTCCTTCTTGAGGTTTTAAGCATTTATCTTGAACAGGTTTATTGGAACCCCAATAAGCAGACGCCTCTTCTTTTAAGCACTTCTGAAAATAATTACCGAAATTATTACTCTGACCGAATGGATTACATTGAGGTTTTTCTCCGGTTTCTTTATATTCGTTAGTTATCTTAGAATATAAATCTTGTCCTACTTGTTCAACTTTCGCATAAGTATTCATTATACTTTAAAAATATAAAAAATTAAAATAATTCTTATAGATATAATGAAAAGAATTGGAATCATGATAGGTTCAGAAACTTGTCCCCCCGAAGATGAAATGAAAGACTTAAGAAAATATTATAGAAAACATAAGAAACAATTTGATGAATCATTAAAATTTTTAGGATTAAATGATGTAGAAGATCTTTCATACGATGTTCAGATTTTTTCTTGGTTACAGAAAAATGCTCCTAAAAATGTAGAAATAGTTCCTCTATGGAAACTTAATTTCACTAAGAAAGATTTAGATTCTCTCGATTTCGTTTTCGCTCTTTACGAATGCACTTATTCATTTATAGATTATGGGCCGAGTGGTATTAACAAGTTATTTAGTCTTCTTAAAAATACTAAGACAGAAATTCAACCAACACACGACCTTCAGAAATTCGTAATGGAAAAAAATAAATATATGAAATATTTTAAAAAGAACGGGTTTCCTATCTTAGATACAATTTACTTTAATATTGAAACTTATAAAGGGAATAAATCTTCAGGTAAAAAAGTTTATGAACAAGCAATAAAGAAATTTCCGGGGCCAATATTCTGTAAACCTGAACTAGGTGCATTCACTGTTGGAAGTAAATTATTTAAAAACCCAACCTATAAACAATTTCAGACATATCTTGATAAATTAGTGAAATCTAATTATAAAAAACTATTAATACAAGAATATATACCCGAATTCTTGAAATATCATGAAATAAAAACTATATGGATTAATGGTAAATTCCAATATGCTTATGGAGTGAAAGCTACAAGTGATAGCGATGATAAATATGTTACACAGAGTAAATTAGACCAATCATTACTTAAAAAACTTAATAAAAGTGGTCAAGATGTTATTAAATGTCTAAAAAAAGATTTCGGATTACCCTTTCTCTTGAGAATAGATTGGGGTTGCTGTTTACCGAATGATAATGTATGTAGAGATTTCTTTTTAAATGAAATTGAGTGCTGTCCCGCCATGGTAGCGGATGATTGCGAGGGACCGGATCCATTTAATAAATTAGCGAAAGAAATAATAAAAATGGTTTAAATTAAAATATTTTAAGTAATCTTAATGGATTTTTATATGTTATATAATTAAGTTTATCTATTAAATTTTTCTGAAGACCAACTAAAACTATACCCTGTATTAAATCTTGAATATTTTCATCATGTTTAAATTTATTCAACAGTAAAACGGTAATATATTTCCAGAACATGGTTAAAACTAATATGTGTAAAAATATTTCAAGTAAAATCTCATAATCATTTTTATTTTTATTTAACGGACCGAAAAAATGATCAATTAAGGGGGAAAAAATTAATATAGGCACGAAATTAATCATTAATATTTTAGATTGTTTTAATAAATTTGGAATAAATTTATTAAGCATTATAAACTTTTAATAGAAAAAATAATAAAACATATTTTAAGCACAAGTCAATCACATATATTACTAGTCAACCTTAAAGGGACCAATTACACGAAATTATAGTGATCATATTGCTTAAATTTAAACAATTTCAAGATAACAATTAGAGGTTGTTTTCACCTTTCAGATAAAAAAATTTATATTTATCCTGAATTGATAATATTCTCCATCTATCAATCAATTGTTGAATTATTTTATTTTTTATCTTTAAACTTATCAATTTTAAATTGTCTGTTATTCCTTTTATTATAATTATCGACGAATTTTTTTCGTGTCTCTTTTATGAACTCTTTTTCTTCTTCATCGTCGTCTGAATCATAGTTATATTTCTCTGTGGCTATTTTTTCTAATTCAATCCTGTTATTCAATTCAATCAGTGTTTTAAAAAGATCCATCTTTTTTTAATATTATTTATAAATATAAAAATCAAATTTATTGCTGAATGCATCCCGGAGAAACTTCTTCTCCATTATTTTCTTCAAAAAATTCTTTAACAACATCTTCTTTATCTTTATAATGATATGCTACTAATGAGTTTTCTTTTTTATCATCGGTATAATTAAATATCTTTTTTAAGATGTTTATTCTCTTAGAATCCAACTTAGTTGGAAATAATATATTGAAATCTATAATAAGATCTCCATATTCTCCATCTTCGGTATTATCTGTTAAAGATACCTTTTCTCCTTCTTTAATCGGCATACCCTTACCCAATACTTTAAATAGTGAATTCGGTTTAATAATTGTATCAATAGTTATATCTATAAGACCTCCTAAATGTTCTAATGTTATATTACATCCACACAATGATTCTGCTAAAGAAATAGTATGTTCGATATATAAATCATCCTCTTTTCTTTTATATAATTCGTGAGATTGTTCGACAACTTGAATAACAAGATCTTCTACAATATTTAATTCGGGTATAAAATTACCCCCTTCTTTTACTACAATATTATCTCCGTGCCTTGAACCTCGTTTAATATTAATAACATACTTAGTATTTTTCATAGAACCATTTCTATCTCTGTGATCAATTGTAAATTCTTTTTTAGTTCCATTGTATAGTTCATTTAATGTTAAATTTAGTGGATAAGTCATTTTAGATTGCATATTGAATCCAGGGGGAAATGGTCCGGAACTTAAATCGGAAAACATAAATATATTACCACCTCTCATCTGACTTGTAAAATCAACATTAAACATTGTCTGAAATAAATCCATCGGACTTGTAAATCCTTCACATTGTTCAGAAACAGCTTCATAACCGAATTGGTCATAAATCTTTTTTTTATCTTTTTTACTTAATATTTCATAGGCTTCACTAATATCTTTAAACTTAGAAATAGCATCAGGATCTTTATTTTTATCAGGGTGATATTTAAAAGCAAGTTTTTTATAAGATTTAGAGATTTCTTTTTCTTCTGCATCTTTCGGAACATTTAAAATAGAATAAAGATCTTTCATTATTTTTATACAATCTTATATTTTAGATTTTTAAACTAAAATATATAACCTTATATTTTAGATTTTTAAACTAAATAATTAATAATATAATAATTTCCTAAACTATATAGCAAAACGAAAGCATAATTAATATCCAAAGTATTATAAGTCCATAATGTCTTTTTATGAAAAGGATTTATTAAAAATCCTAAAAGACTATTAAAATTAAATGTTTTTTTACCACCACTATTTTCTCTTATTAAGATATTCGTAACAGAGTATTCTGACCATGTTATGAATATAATTGTTATAATTGAAATGTAGATGAATATATTCATCAATATGTTTATTTATAGTTCCTAATTTATAATTCTTAAATAATTTTCTATTCTATACTATAAAATGTTAAATTGTATGAATATTGGTATTCTTTTAGTTTATGCTTTCATATTATTCAAGGTTTTAAAGAAAGAACAGAAGATGGAAATGTTTATTCTAACAGGCGTTGCTTTCTTCCTTTTAAATAATACAGAAGGTTTCACAGATTCGGATGTAGCCAGTGATTTAGCACAAGATGGCTCAGACACAACCGGTTCAAGTAATTCTGGTTCCGATAGTGTAGCACAAGATCTTGTTAATCCCGGTAATATTAATTCTAACAATGTTAGTGATGATGGAGGTAAAGTTGAATCTAATCCGCTGGTATCTGCAATGAATATGGGTCCATACGATGGTATCTGCTTAAAGACCGGTAATAAAGAATACTGGATGAAATCTCCGGATAATACATCCTTAGTACCGAATGATACTCTTTATTCTTATTTAGGCAGCCAAGGTCCAGTGAAGATGAGACTAAGTGATCAATCCGCATTAATTGGTCCACCGGTCGATGGCGTCAAGGGATCCGATGAAAAAATGTTTATGTTCGCTAATAATAAGACTAGTTTAGCATGCTGCCCGTCCACCTTTTCTACGAGCACCGGTTGTGTATGCACCACCGAAAATCAGAGAGATTTCATAGCTGGTAGAGGAGTTTTACCGGCATATGAAAACTCTAATGAATCAAATGCGGAATTTTAAAATTTGATGCTTTTATTTAATTAATAATTAAAAACAATTTAATGATTATCCAAGGAAGTATGGATGAATTCGTGAATAATTACACAATGTCCGCCCTTAAAACTTTCAAAGATGTCCAATTATGGCAATTTTCTGTAAGTAATACTAATTCATATAATATCAAAAAAGAATTATATGAATTAGAAAATAATAATATAGGATTATGGTCTAAACCAGCTAACTATGATAAATATAAAGATAAAAATAATATCCTCTTAATAACTGACAAAGAAAATACATATGTTATGTTATTTAATGAACATAATAATTCTTATACAGGCTCTGATAGAATTTCAGACAAAATCTCCGATGGCAGAGAATGGTGGGACAATATTCACACCGAAAATGGAATAATTGAAATTAAATTTTTAGGAATCTTAAATTATGGAAAAGATATATTAGCAGGGGCATGTCACTATAAAAGATTTTCTATAGGAAATAAATTCCAACCTATCAAAAAAGTAACCCATAGAGAATTACTTAATAATTTAGAGTCTATTAAGAGATTATCTTAATAACATAGAATGAATCTTTTCATATGCCTGACCATGTTTCTGATCATATACTTGTAATCTCTGTATTCTATTCTGTTCTGCTTTCTGTTCTTCTATTTTCTGTAACGCGAAAAGTTGTTCGTCCTGTTGATTCATTGTATAAGATATATTACTTCTCTGTGCTTTAATCTGATTCATTGATCCCGAACGATCACCTATATCAACAGATGAAGTATCTATTAACATAGAACCATCGGTAAAGGCCTGTTTATAATCTGTAAAAGATAAATTATCAGTTGTTCCACCGAAATTAGTTATTTTCCCTTGTCCCAGTGTCATTAAAGAATCTTGATTCTGCATTGATATCCTTACTTCGGGTTCTTTATACTGAACTAGTTGATTGCCTGTTTTCTGTAATTGATCTTTTTTATATTGCTCGAATGTAGCATTAAACATATCTTTATTAAATCCATTCTGAAATAATTTTTTCTGTTCTATTTCGGGATTAGTATTCTTTTCCATCCAATTACCGTAACCATCATCATAAACCTCTGGTATTTTATTTTCTTCATAAATTCTATTAAATACATCTGCATCAAAATTATCTGTCATATTGGTATTTATCATTGGTTTATTCGCTTGTTGTTGTGTATACTCTCTAGACATATTTCTTAGGTCATTATGTGAATGAGAATTATCTTTTTCTTTTAATTTTTTCGTTAAAAGAGTATAAGCAATAGATACAAGTTGGAATTTCGCCTGTGTTCCACCTCTATCGGGATGAGTTTTCATTGCTGCTTTAAGATATGCTTTCTTTAATGTTTTTTCATCATAATTTTTAGGAATTCCTAATATCTTATAAGGATCTAATTTCTTTTTAGTTGCGGGGGGTAATTGGGGTAATTGTGTCTGCGTTGAAGGCATTGATCCTTGAATAGGTAAAGTACCACTACCTAACATTCTTCGTCCATTTTCATAATCTTGATTCACGATACCTTGTTGAAATAACATATTGGGTGCCATCTGTTGGCTTTCAAGATTATATTTATATAATTCATTTATCTGTTGTTGTTGTTTAAATATAAGATCTTGTTGTTGTTGTATATAAGAAGAATACATAGATTGCTGAGCATCTTTCGTTGGAGTGTTTCCCATTATAATAATCCAACTTAAAATATTGTAGAATTTAAATTTAAATCTTCACTTTGAATTAATCCAATCATTAATCCTATAAATACAAAATTATAACATACAATTATTCCACATACAATACAGCATTCTTTATCGGGCATTTTTATAATTTCATCTGTATCAATTTTATAATACCCTTGATTACAATCACTATGATTATGTATAATATTTATATTCATTTAAATAAATTATCTCCTTATTATTTAAGTAATGGATCCTTTTTACGAAACTAAATTTAATCATTATCAAGATGACGATTATTCTAATAATTATCATGGTAATTCTACTTTAACCGATATAGAAGTTCAATTAATGATTCCAATACTAATATTATCATCCTGTTTTATGCCCATTTATTATTGCTTTAAAATGTGTGATATATATAAATATTGTAAAACAAGATTTAGAACATCATCATTAACAGAAGTATTAATAGAAGATCTTTTAGATGATTGTTCAATATGTTTAGAAAAATATAAGAAAGAAGATAAATGTGTAAGACTAAATTGTTCACATATTTTTCATAAAAGATGTTTAAATGAATGGTTTAAAAATAGAATAGATAAATCGGAAGAATTAAATTGCCCTCTATGTAGAAATAATTTTATAAGTTAATTTATAAATGAGTGATAGTGATGGTTGGAAAGTGGTCAAAGGGGCGAAGTACCAAAAAAGACCCTCTGCTTCTTATTTTTATAAAGAGCTAAAGGTCCCTGTTGGTTATATTGTTGAATACAGACCAAGAAAGGGTGGTAAAATGATAAAACATTCTCTGAGACTAAGAAAGAATGGCACGCCTTATTGGAAGGCGGAAGATAAACTACCTGTTAAAAAAGGTAGTAAAAAGAGAAAACCTAGAACTAAAAAGAGATCTACTAAAAAAAGATATTCAAATAGAAAGCGTACTAAAAGAAGATCCAATAAAAGGAGATCTACTAAAAGATCTTCTAGATTAAGAGGTGGTAGTATGGCATGACTAAAAAACAAGGTAACTTCTTTATTTAAGGATACCCAATTGGGGGGAGGTCTGAAATCTAATTGATCTTAATAAAGAATATAAAAAAATCATATTTAAGATTTACCGTGACGATTAAACCTTACAATTATAAGGTTTAAACTGAGTTTATCTTATTATGATTTAAATAAATTTGATTTTAATTTAAAACTATACTAATAATATTTATTATAGTTATGAAGTTACTATTGAAAGCTCTGAGCACTGATCTAAGGAATATTTATCTGGGTCACTCTTCTTA